TCGTTTAAGATAGCTTTTACTTTATCAACTTCTGTTTTAATTTTTTGCTTAATATTCTTTGCTTCGGTTTGAATGTCTTCAAATAAATCTTCTATTTTAAAGTTATCAACCGCTTCTTTAACTTTACGCCAAGCTTCTTTGATACCGTCTTCAATCTTTTTCTTAATTGCGTCAATCAAAGCTTGCACTTTAATTTTATCAAATAAGGCTTTAACTGGATCTTTTAGATTTTTAATTTTTTGGATTGCTTTTAAGGCTGCGCCAATTGCATCTCCAATTTGTCCAATCAAATCAAACAGTGCACCAGCGGCAGCAAACATATTTCCAATGGTTGAGCAGAATCCGCCCATAAGAGATGAGATCCAACTACCCAAATAAAAATCATTTAATTGTCTTAAAAACTTTGGCCTTTGCGAATTATATGATCTTGCCATGCTTGTAGGAGTATAGAAATTACTTTTCATAAACTCTGCCATTTCAAGATTTGTAATAGGCTGAGACAAATTCATTCTTTGATTAAGTTCAGGATAACCCGATGTGTCAATGCTTCTAACGAATGCATTCAAATTACGAGATGCTTCATTAACTGCATCGTTACCGTATCTTGTAATAAGCACTTGCAATTCACTTGTAGCAATATCGGCAACAATATTGTTAGCAAAATTTGCCGCAAGAACATCAACACTATCAATTGTGAGCTCACCATTTCTTGTTACTAAAATAGGGCTAGGTGCTACTGATGCGTTTCTTTCATATATGCTTTCGTTATTAATATCGCATGGATTGCAATCGTTCTTACTCAAAACCAGACCCTCCCTGATTTAATCGCTCGGTCGTTATGTTTGCGCCTTCTTCAGAAAGATACAAAGTATTTACTCCAGATTCGGGAAATGCTCTTATGCCTGTATTCCTATCTATAATCATCCAATACTTTGTTCCATCAGAATAAGACCCTTGACTGACATAATACTGTGCCTCTGTCTGTTGGACCTCGCCTGGATCATCTTTAGCAAGTACCCCTACTTCTTCAAGAGGAGGAGAACATACAATATTAACTGGCTTGTTGTAATTAACAGGTTGCGGCATATTAGGAATGTCCTCACCTACCCCAGGATCAAATAATTCTGATGGTATATAAATTGCTGGCAATGCGTTAAGAGCTCCTAACGGCGATGCTGCTGCACCGTTTGCCATACTAATAGTACTATCAATATTAACTGTGGTACTGTTGATATGAGTGGTTGCCCCGCCGCCAAGTCTTGTAATAGGTGCCTTCAAATCAAGTGTAGAAGTTCCTTCGACTGCAACCGCAAGACCTTTTAAGTTAAGTATTGTTGTTCCTTCCAAACGAGTAGATGGGCTTGAAAAATCAAGAGTTACATCTGATTGGATATTTGTAAACCCTGCAGACTTCATATGAAGACCTAGCGTAGTTTTGATATATCCTGTTCCACCATCGACTGCCCAGTTAATTGAGGCGTCGTTCCAAATCATTGGAGCTTTTATAGATGCAGTATCAACTGCTTCTAACCTAATATTCTCTTCTGCGTGGATTGTCATATCACCGGCGTTTGCCTGCATACGAACATTACCACCACGTAATTGAACCTGGTTTGCTGCATTAATTAATGCTTCACCGCCAACTGATAAATGATATTCGCCATGGACACGCTGTTGCATATCGCCCATGATTTCTTCAATTTTATTTCCTTTAACCATTACGTGAGCATTGCCTTCAATCACGACATTTGAGCATCCGCCAACATATACATATTGGTTTTCGTCATTAATTTCATACTTGTCATGGATTGACTTATGCTTTGTTGTACCACGAGAACTTATTTCAATATAAGAACCAGAGTTTGAGTGAATAGTAATTCTTTCGTTGCCGTCCGAATCGTCAAGCTCAATGCGGTGCTTAGCGGTTTCAATTGTTCGGTTATATGGATATTCCGGGTTTGCCGCTGGTGGAGGTTCAGACCAAGCGTCAGTTCCTTTAACACCTTGGATATCTTTAACTCTTAACACATCCATATCTTTAATGAATGTCTCGTTTAAATATTCGCCGCGGTGTGTTTTACTGTTACGAGGTTGACCAAACTCATTTGGTCCCATTTGATTTTCGCAACTTGATGTTGGATACGCACCATACCCATCGGTTTCAGGCTCAGGTACTTTTGTTGTTTGAGTAGGAATTAATCCAAGAACCATTGGCTGTTGTGCTTCGCGCCCATCAAGAAAAACACCAAATACCCAATCATTTAAATGTAAATGGTAATTAGGATCATAGTTGCCCCAGCAAACAATTGCCCAAGGCAAATCTTCGGTACTAATCTGATCGTTTGTTCCGTGAATATTAAACGCACGTACTTTAACACGTCCTTCTTTACGAAGATCTACAATTTCTTCAATGACACCAATAAAAAATAGTGGATCTCTTATTCCTGCACCAAAACTCATTGTGGGCCTCCTGCATTATCAACTGTTACGTCACCATCTTGAACCTTGTTCTCAGCCTTAGTACCGCTCCATCCTAATTTTAATACCTTTGCAGTTGTTGTTAAATTGCCTGTATTAAAATCATGGATTGTTTGCGCTACGAGATAACGGCCGTTTAATTGCGGATTGAGTTCTCCACCTGATTCTGTTGTTTGACTCTGGATATTTATGTCCACAATTTTTCCTGGAATAATATCAGCACGGCCTTTTGTTGTTATTGATAATGCCGTGTCGTTTAAATGCGTTGTGTATGCTACACGATTCTGTGCGATTTTTGCAAAATATGCTTCGCCTCTGATAGAACCTGGAATATCACCAACACTTGCATAATCTTTAAATAACAAAAAGTCAACTTCATTTGTTTCATCAAACGTATCCGCGATAAATTCCTCACTGTGAGTTGATGTTGCAAGTTTAACTTTTTCACCGTCAGAATCAACAAACTGAGCATCTTTTGTATAATCAAATCTTAAGTTATTTACCTGACCACGGACTAAGTCAATTTCCATAACACGGTTACGATATGCTCCTGAGAAAAGATGCGATGCAGTATTTGAGCCTCGACTTAATACCACAAGATTATCAATTCGTTTTGTATCCTTTTCAGGATCTTGTGCCTGTTCAGTTTCAAGCGAATAGAATAAGTTTAAAACTTTGTCTTTATTTGTTTTGAAAAAATATTCATCAGTTACAAAATAAAAGCCATCCCAGTTTTCAAAGAATCGGAATGTTTGAGACGGAGTATTTGGATTATACGATCTGCGAGCAACAAATTGCATTGCTTCAGTTGGTGCTAAACTTGGAATAATAAAATCAGTAATGCCTTCAGTACCTTGTATCCAAACGGATCTTTCTGGTTCTGTAATAATATCAAATCGTTTTGTTTTGTATGGTAAACCTTCGGAATTGCCATCTCTCGTTTTAGCAAAGTATTTGTTAAAGATAGATTTTACTGAATCGTTAATAACACTTTTATATGCTTCTGTAACTTTTTTCTTACTTGCATTAAATGTTGTTTGTGATACAACGTTTAAGACATAACTTGTTCCTGCCATTTGACCACTAAACATAACGTTAGTAATATCATAGACAAAAAGCTTTAACGTAATTAATTTACCAGTATCTTTTGTTTGAATAGCAAGCTCAAGTGTTTCTTCTCCCCTTAAAGGAACTGATTCCAATAAGTTCGCGCTATCAACAACTGCGATCTGCCCAATAAAACTTACACTATTCAATCCTTGCTCAAACCTTATTGATGTAATTAGATTTGAGATGTCCATTTTATTTTTGTTTGTATCTGTATTACCCACAGCACCATCCGGAGGCAAGTGCGGAGAAAGCACAGCCTTTTCAATAGTATAAGCTGATGGGCTATAGTCAGTATCACTCATTCTGGTTTCTTATCTTATTTTTAAATTCTTCAACCACAAAAGGTAAGAATCTTTTATCAATTAAAAAGATCTCTTTCTTATTGTCGTTTTTCGCTTCTTCATCTTCGTAGATGCGCCATGCCTTCCATTCGTCAGGAATGATTCGTTTAATAATAATCTTTTGACCTGTTTCGGTACGTAAGATTACTCTATCTTCAGCTCGCAAGTAAATCGTACGAAACGATTCCGGGGCTAGTCTGATAATATCAATAGCCATTAGTAAATAATACCTCCACCTGTGCCGTCATCGCCTGCTTCTGCTTCCGATTCTGTAACTTCTTTACTTAAATCAACTTCGACGCTTTGGTTTTCTGAATCATCAACTGAAAGAACATTCGCATCAAAGACAGGATTGATTTCTCGGTAATAGTAAATAATATTTTCGTCACTTTCTTCACGAGTCCACTCGAGAATATCGTTTCCTTTTTTACCGCTAACTTCTCTGTACTTGTCAATTAGATAATTATTAAAATCTTCAGTTGCCTTTGGCCATTCGTGGTATGGATCCACAATGTTATTACTCAAATAAACAAGCCATGTATAATCTGTACTACCGTAGTAATAATGCGCAATATCTTCAGGTCTTTCACCTTCGTGCACAGTATAAGGTTGAAATGCTAATGGGTTAGTACTCACGTTTTTAATAAAAGTATTTCTTCTTGTAATGTCTCGAATCTTTTGTCCGTCGTATGTTACAATTGGAAAGTTTTCAAAATATTTAGTTGCCATTATCCTGCTCCTCCACTCGCCGCATCTGTTGTTCCAGCACCTTGCTGCGATTCATCTACGGTATCGTTTTCGCCTGTCACTTCAGGAGGTAACAATCCTTCTGGATAATCATCTGCAGTTTCAATATCAAGTTCGCTAAAGGACATACTAAGACTAACGGTTGCAGGAACACCACCTTTGGCAATTGATGTAATACCACCGGCGCTATAATTTACACTTACGTTTGATACCATACAAGTTTTAAATTTCATAAAGTGGCTTTGATTAACGCCTAACAAATACATATCAACTGTACTTGGAAAGTTTAACAACACTCTTGGAATTCCAACAAACTCTTCAGTAGATGGCAAAGTATTTCGTTTTACGGTATGAACAATTTTCTTAATCATTTCAGAATCTGATCTGTTGCTTGGATATAATTCCCAGTCAAACGAATGGCTTTTTAATCCAACACCTTCAAACGTTAAAGTTTGTCTTGGGTTAACAACTTGACCTAACGCCGAGTTCAATGTACTTACCGCAGTACCACCCATACCAGGAATATTACCTAACTGACTTCTTAATAGATATGCCAATGCGGTTGAACCATCTCGGGCATCAATACCACCAATGTTACCAAACATTTGCGCCATGTCTCCAAGCGCGTCTGCACCTGAAGTACCAGCAACATATTCACCAACACCTTTTGCCGCGTTAAAAATACCTTTACCAGCATCCATCATCATCCCGGTTAAAGTATCTCCACCGCTACCACCTTTACCACGCAAAAAGTCTTCAACTCCTGGCATTGCCAAGGCGCCTTCGATTAATGCGTTTCTTTCAAACGCCGAGATCTGTATACTATTTGTGTCTACAAGCTGTTTAGGAAATGGTAACTGAATACCAATAGATCCATCAAGTTCAATTTGCCGACCTGTTGCTCGCCCTTTAGTAGGCTCTGATAATAGTGCACGACGGCTGTCTGCCCACTTTTCGTATTTGTATCTTTTGAAAATAAGTAAAATAGAATGCGGCATTTCTTTTGTTGGAAACACCAACAAATTACTACTTTTACCGCTTACAGACTTACGTCTGGCGGCTTCAACCGAATTTTTATTTACTTCATTATTCTCAGCCATTAAAGCTTACCTTTTTTATATAAATATCTCTATGGATTATTTATACTGAAACAGTGGAGTGAAAATTGGCGCATAAGGGTAGATTCCGTCCAAAAAACCCTAAAAAATATAAGGGAGATCCTACTCGTATTATTTATCGCTCGTGGTGGGAGATGAGAGTATTTAGAGATATGGATGTTCACCCTGATGTTATTTGGTGGCAATCTGAAGAAGTGATCGTGCCGTATGTATCTCCAATTGACGGCCGCCGTCATCGTTACTTTCCTGATGTGATTGCACATGTAAAAACAACAGATGGTAAACGTAAAACGATTATGATTGAAATTAAACCTAAGGCGCAGACTAGGCCGCCTGATATTCGTAATAAGAAAACAGTAAAAGGCCGGGTTTCAAGACGGTTTTTAAACGAGGTAAAAACATATGGAATTAACGAAGCAAAATGGAAAGCTGCAAAAAATTATTGCGCTGACCGTGGTTGGGAATTCCAAATATGGACTGAAGACCATATTCCAGGAGCGAAATAATGAGCGCTAAAGTTTTTGACAATATACTGCTTAGAGGTGTTCGTGCTGGTGAATTACCTGGCCGCACAAAAGCAAGCCGCGAATGGTATCGCCAACAAGCAGGAAAGATTAAAAACGGTCGAGTTGGCGAAGAGTCGTTAACTAAAGATAAATCTCGCAGAGAAAAATCTGCTGGTCCTGGTAGTATGTATTTCTTTGGTTACGATGCAAAGCACAAAGATAAATTACCATATTATGATAGATTTCCATTAATCTTCCCAATTGGTCCAGCACCAGGAGGGTTTCTAGGAATCAACCTTCACTATTTACCACCAAGATTACGCGCACAACTGATGGACGCATTATATAGCACGGTATCAAACGATAAGCTTGATAGTTCAACAAAGCTAAGAATATCATACGATATTTTAAAAGGTGCTTCTAAGTTTAAATTATTTAAACCAACAATCAAACATTACTTGTCAAAACAAGTAAGAACAGATTTTGTATATGTTGCTCCATCAGAATGGGACATTGCTTTATTCTTACCAACCGCACAGTTCGTTGGTGCAAGTAAGAACAAAGTTTATTCCGACTCAAGAAAAATTATAAACGGATAAACCTATGCCATTTAATATAAACGAATTTAAATCTCAAATGAACCGCTTTGGCGGTCCTGCGCAAACCAGTCTATTTCAGGTACAGTTTGTCGGAGCACCATTTTTATTTGGGACTAATGCTCGAGAAAGAGATCTAACATTCTTTTGCCAATCGGCATCAATTCCAGGTATGAACGCACAAACTGCAGAGTATCAAGCTGTAGGTGGAAGACCACAGACGTTTGTAACTGGTATGGGTTCGGAACCTGTATCCGCAGTGTTCATGTTAGATTCAGACCATCAAATTCAACGATTCCTACACGGGTGGATGCAAAAGGTTGTTAACTATAGTCAGGCAGGCGGTAACCTTTCAGAAGTAAATGGAATGCTTCCTTATGAGGTTGGATTTAAAGATGAGTATGCCTGTCGTATGATTATTCGCCATTATAGCACATATAATAATACAGGCGGAAAATACTATGAAGTAATTCTTGACAACGCATTTCCTACAATCATTTCACCAACTGAACTAGGATGGTCAAATAATAACTCTCCTGCAATTATGGGTGTATCTTTTGCATATGACAAAATATATTACGATGGAGAACAGGTTGGTTTCCCAACATCAAGATTGTCTCGTGGATCTGGTTTACTTGATTTGCTAACAACAGTTGGAGTTATATCCCAGCTTGTGAATACGAATTTTAAACCACAAGGCATCCAAGATGCAATAAATAAACTAAATAGATTTAACAATGCAGTGAATACACTCGGATTATAATGGAGAATTGAATATGGCATTACCAAAGATTGAGCTACCTATTTTTGAAACGGTACTTCCTTCGACAAAAGAAAAGATTAAATACCGCGGATTTACGGTAAAAGAAGAAAAGATTATGTTGGTGGCGCAAGAAGCAGGTGAAGCGGCGCAGCAGGTAATGGCAGTTAAACAAGTTGTGAATAACTGTTTAATAGAAAAAGACGTATCTGAACTTGCAATGTTTGACCTTGAATATATGATGTTAGCATTGCGTGCCAAGTCGGTTGATAATAGCATTAAGTTCCAAATTAAAGACGCCGATACTGAAGAGATCGTTGAGCTTGAAATGGACTTAAACAATATTCAGCTTATTGAATCCGACGGGCACACGAACAAGGTTTCAATTAATGAAACTTATACACTATTCTTAAAGTATCCGACAATTGACCAGTTTATTCAGATTGCAGAAGGCGATCCTGATGATCCGCTGACAAGTTACTTTATGCTTATATCCTGTTTGGATAAAGTTGCTTCTGACGATGAAGTCTTTGCATTTAAAGATTATAGTAGTGAAGAAGTTGATAAATTTATGGAAGATATATCAGGCGAGGTTATTCGAGGAATTGAGAAGTTCTTTGAAACTATGCCTCAGCTCAAATATGAAATTCCATATACTTTAAAAGATGGAACAGAAAAAACATTTGATGTGGTGGGACTGAACAGTTTTTTTTCCTAATGCTGTGTCATATTAATCTTCAAGATTATTATAAAATGATATTTGCAATGGCGCAGCACCATAAATATAGTATAACCGAACTAGAGAATATGATGCCGTATGAAAGAGATTTGTATTTTGGAATGTTGCTCGATTTTATAGAAAAACAAAACGAAGGTAATTAAAGATGGCTGTATCAGCAGAAACTCAAGCAATTATGGACACCCTCACGGTTGAAGGTGAAGCAACCCGGGCGGTAGTCAACGTAAAGCTTGAACGTTTGGAAGGGATTCTATCGACCGTTTCAAACAATATTGCTATGCAAACACAAATCCTTACAGGCCAAGTTGAAGTAGCGGCTGAAGCAATGGAGCAACAAAAAGTTGCTAACGAAAAGGCATCAGTAAAACAAAACGAAGAAACCAGCAAAGTTACAAATGAAGCAAAGAAAGAAAGAGTTAATCTGTTAAAAACAGTTAAGAACACCTCAGGAGAAATGTTTAAGGGTTTATTAAATACTCTTACTAATATTGCAATTGGTGGTGTGGCATTAACTGCATTTGCCGGATTAGCAACTGGAGTATTTGATTCGTTAACAGGAGGCGGGTTTACCAAGTTTACTAAAGATATTTTTGGTGGTGACTGGGCAGGCATTAGAGAAAACCTTGATAACGGATCGTACGGTTTTAGCGATGGAATGAATAAATTAGCAACCTTTGCACTCCGTTTGGCACCGGGTGGAGATTTAAATGTATCTGTAAACAATTTTATAGATTCACTTACCAAAGTTACCAATTTTCTATTAGAAAATCCGCTATTAAGTATGGGCTTGGTTGTTGGAGGAATGGTAGCACTTAGAGGTGCGACAAGATTTTTAACAAGAGGGCTGATGAGAATGAGCGGTCGCCTTATTGCCGGTGGAATTGCTGGTTTGGCAACTGCATTTGGTCTAAAGCCGCCTAAAGCATCTGACCTCACTCCTAACAAAACACCAACTCCCGGCCCAGACGATCTTGACCCTAGAGGAAAGACACAACTAGGTCCTGACGGCAAACCAAAAGGCCCATCAGTTCAAACCGAGGTTGACCAACCTAAACAACGTAAATTTACAGTTGACGCTAACGGTAAATTCTATGGCAGTGACGGGAAAGAGCTTAAAGGTGCGGCATTATCAAATGCACAAAGAACTTATAATGCTGACCAGGCAAAATTGGCACAGGCTGCCGTACCAGACAAAGCCCCAGTCGTTGATACTACAGTAACCCCTAAAGCACAACAAGTTGGCCGAAGTCTCGGCAGAGGTGGTCCAAAACCTGGAGATCTTGGTAAAGAAATCGCAAAAAGATCCGCAGGAAAGGTTGCAAAATCTGTAGCTAAAAAGGTTGGCGCAGCAATGCTTAAAGCAATTCCTGTTGTTGGCGCAGCCGTTGGTGCTTGGTTTGCAATAACAAGTTTGGCAAGAGGCGATACAACAACTGCTGCGCTCGAAGGAACATCAATATTCTTACCATCTCTTTCAGGAGCACCTGTCGATCTTCTTGCAATTGCAACTGGGGTATTCTTTGACGTTTATGGCGAAACATATGATCCGTCAAACCCTGAACATCGTGAAATGATGAAAGCGATTGGCGAAATGATTGAACAAGAAATGGAAAAATATAAAAACGAACGCGATGCAGATAGAAGAACTGCATATGACAATGCTGATGCAGAAACACGCGCGGCATTCATGTCACAAGCGGAAATAGCGCAGATGGGTCCAGGTGGGATTACCGCGGGAATGGCAAGGGTAGGTGGTGTTACAGTAAGAACAGCAAGACCAGGATTCTTTGGAGGTTACCCAAGCGCATCAGATAACGCGGCATTTTTTGAGGAAATGAGACAAGGTGAAAATTACGCAGGAAGTCCTGCTAACTTAGCAGCACGAGCAGCACGAGCGGCGGCCGGCGGAAGTGGTTCAGGAACTTATAACGATAATAGAACAACGAACAACGTAGTTCAAGGTGGTGCTAACGTTTCTAATAAAACTGAAAACCAAGCAGCCGTATTTGGTAGTGGGGGAGCGTCGGATAGAACTGGCAACCCTTTCGGATTGCCAGGCACTATTCAATAAATTATTTGTCGCCTTTATCAGAAACGAAGGAATACATCTCTTTGGCTTTTGCCATAAGATCTTCCATTGAATACATTTTGTATTCGGCTTGCATTTCTTCTGCTGACTTTTTACCAGCGTCAAACATTTTTTCAGCGAAAGAAATATTCATATGGTACTGTTGATCCATATATTCTTTTGCCAATTGAAGCATATCTGAGCGAATTTCGAATGGGTTTTTGTTAGACATAATAGTCTCCTTTGTGTATGTGTGATTCATCCAGGCTGGATGTATATCATATGGGTTGCAAATATTCATTTTAGTTCATCGGCCATTTTATGATTAACGTCAGCGTGGCCTTGCTCGTCTAGACGAACCGCTTTAACAACGTCATCAAGTTTTGCATTTGACTCTAGTCCATAGTAGTCAATTGCAATTTGCGGAGCGGCAATGTTTGGAATATCGCCTCTCTCAATTCTTTCTAAATATTGAGTGTAACTGATTACAGCCTGATCCTCAAAGTATCCTACCATACGGTGCGCCGTTGTTGGGAAGAATACATATAGAACCAAATAAAAGTGCCAAAAGATTGCCTGAGCTAGCAGAATTAGTCCACGCTCGAGCCAGTTAGGTTTAGCAATCTCGATGAATATCATCAAGTGCATACGCTCATTTTCAGCTTCTTCTAACAATGTTTTTATCCAACCGCGATCATCGGGTTCCATTTTTCTTAAAGACCGCAAGTGATTCCACATTCCTGCTACCATTCCTGGCACACCTGCCACAGTTTCTAATACAACTGCTCTATGCCCATATCGCTTTGCAAAGAAAGTATCTGCAAGCCATCTAAACAACATAGTAAGAAAATATGCGATATGATCTGACATACCGTTTGGTTTACGTAACATTGGAATCCTTTGGTTTAGAAGTGGAGGGGCTTTCACCCTCCTGCTTTTTATTTATCCCTTAAGGAGTTTTTTATCCTCGCTGCCAATGGCAATTTTACGTGGTTTCTTTTCCTCGGGAATAACGTTCTCAAGTTCAATTGTAAGAATGCCGTCAAGGAACTCGGCACCACGAACTACAATTGTGTCTGAAAGTGTAAAGGTACGACGGAATTGACGAGCGGAAATTCCACGATGTAGATAACTTCCATCTGTCTCTTTGTCTTCTTTTTTTCCTTCCACTGAAAGAACACCTTCTTTCAATTCAACATCCAATTCATCACGTGTAAATCCGGCGACAGCAATCTCAATATGATAGTTGTCGTCATTAACTTTTACGATGTTGTATGGAGGGTAATTTGTTTGACCCGGAGTTTGTTGGTGCATACGATCCAATACGCGATCGAAACCAATAAAGAAAGGGTCATTTAATAGGTCGGCAGTAATTCTGCGTGCATTCATTTTGCTATCTCCTTTTGTTTAAGCAAGATTTTAAAAATAGGAACCCGTTTGGCATTCCTATTATTATTTATAACACAGTTCTATGAACGTGTCAATAAATTTTTTAATTTCCTGTAGATCCAAAACCACCATTACGGTCGGTCTTTTGTTCAGGACGGTCTGTTGTTTCTACAAGTTCATGCTGTTCTACAGGAACCAACATACATTGTGATAAACGGTCGCCGTTTGCAATTGTAACTAAACTATCGGTAATATTCTGAAGCATCATAAACGATTCTTCTACATAATCAGAATCAATAATGCCTGTGCCATTTGCCATAACAAGACCTTTTTTCAAAGCCACGCTTGAGCGAATATACATTTTCATAACTTGGCCTTCTGGAATATCAAAAATCAATCCAGTCGGAACAAGAACTCGAATTCCTGGTGGTAATTGAAACGCGTTAGAATCTTGCCCGACACTTGCCTTAACAACAAGCTTTTGTTCTTTGTTCCAGGAATTATATGCTTTTAAGTATTGTCCTGCTTTAATGCAGGCTCTAATATCAAAGCAGGCCGAACCTTCAGTTGCGTACGCAGGTAGCGTAGCGTTCTCGTTCGCTTTGTAGATTTTCATAATTTAACTCACTTTTTTCCAATGTTATATTTCGCCTCTAAAATCCAATTACCTTTTTCTTTATGTGATAGGATCTTGATTTGGTTAAGTGGAGCAACTGGATCTTGCGACTTGTTAGGGTCTACAACTTCAATTAAATCCCACTCTTCAAGTAGATTCACAATCGTATTACGTCGTGCACGATCTTCATCTGTAAAAGTATTGTTTTTGCCGTCAAGGATAAACAATTCTTTAAAGTGTAGAATTGAGTACTTTCCTTGTTTGTGTAGAATATGACAAGATTGGTATAGTTTCTTTTCCTTTCGAGAGGAAATGCCAATACGAGTCAAAGTTTCTTTTACTTTTAAGAAACTGTCCGGCGTTGGTAATCTAATCTCCACACCGACTCCTTTAAATATATCTTCAGTTTGCATAATAAGCAGCACCTTTGTTTATAGTTATTATTTTCATGCTGTATGTCCACCATGACCATCAGAGAATATTTATTAAAATTCTGATCTTAGCCACCTGTGAACAACTTACTATGTACTTGTTTTAATTGATCCGCAGACAATGCTTTTAAATACATTTTAGCTACGGTGCGGTTACAAGAATAGACCTGTTGAATTGCGTCAAGGTCTTTATTCTTATCGGCCTTTGGCCATTTAGAAAAGCGTTTACGTTTACGCAAAGCACCACGATAATAATCAAACTGAGCACGATTGAATAGATGGGCACGTTGATTCATTTCGTTGGCATGCAAGATTGTATCTTCAAAGTTTGCAAACCCACGGTTAACCATATAAGGAATAAATTCCTTTTCAGTCATTTCAGGATTTTCGGCATCACCAATAAGATCTTGTTTACTAAATGAAACGGCATTCATAAAGTCAAAAGGGGTATACTCTTTAGCCATTGTTCATTTCCTGTCCTAATTTAGCTAACTCATCTAAGGCATCAGCTCGTTCATCTTTAATTTCTTCAAAGCTATCTGCAATATAACGCATGTTATACTGAGATGGATAATGACGTAAAAGCCTTGCTGCTTCTTTACGAATTTCCTTAGGTACACGAGGAGATTCTTTTGGAATACAAAGCTTAAGTAAAAACTTTTCAGTTTTAAGTACTGCATTAGTTCTTTCAATAGGTAATGTCATATGATCCAATCCATATCCATTATATTATCAGGTTTTTCCATAATTGTCAACCGGTCATCATCAATGTATCCTGTAGCAACGCCCCATCCATAAGCTGTTGCGCCATACATTTCTTTATGGCAACGGTAACAAGAACCTGAAGATCCAAAGAACTTATAGTAATCGCCGTCTTCTTCAACGCGAGTAATACCGCTATTCATACGCCAAGAATCGCCGTCAAGATAGCCACCAGACCAAGAACCGAAAACTCTATAATGAGGATCAGTTCCACCAATTTTAATTAACAACCATTTATCAGGATTATATTGACTCATTACGTGCTTCCTCAATATTTTTAAGTACATCATCAAAATCTTTGGCACATAGTTCACACAACACCATAGTGTGAGGGCCTTCAAGAGTATCCATACTTACTGTATAGATTTCTTTCTTATTAAGCTTCTTGTCACAAAACCTACAAGTATGACTACTAATAAGTTTCTGCATCCATTTGCTCATTTAAAGCTTGCCTCCATCATAACTTCTGTAAGGAAAGCTACCATGTTAACCTCAAGGTCAGCAACAAAGTTTGCTTTGTACATATAGTCTGCAAGAGTTACAACAAATCCTGGTTGGGATCTGAGTTCAACCGTATCAGTTGACATATCATAGATACGACGGAACAACTCATTCATATCTTGATCTGAATTCTTTGCAACCCATTTGCGCATATTAGTAAAATCTTTTGATTTCAACAAACGAAACAGTTCGTCAACGCTTTCTTGCTTCAGGTTAACAAAGATACCTTCATCAATACGACCTGATGCTGCATAAGATTGCAGTTCAGTAAGTACACGTCGGAAATCAGGGAAGTGCTTTTCAATTACTTTAGCAACAACCTTAGCATCGTATTCAACGTTTTCTTGGTCTAGGATTGCACGAACTCGTTTATAGAATGCTGCCGCCATCTTTGGGCGATCCTGTTGCTCAATCGTGAAGTCAACTTCTGACAGTCGCGAACGTAATGGAGCAATGATACGATTCTTAAAGTTACAAGTAAAGATAAAGCCACAGTTTGAAGA